TGGCCTCATCGTCGATCAGGACTGCGGCGATCTCGCCGTCCATGACCTCCGGAGTCTGGGCGATATAGACCAGGTCACCGTCACGGATGCCGGCACCGATCATGCTGTCACCGCGGCATTCCAGGACAAAGTCCGCATGGAACTGACTGGGGACAGCCACATAGTCCTCGACATTTTCGATAGCCAGCAGCGGCTCGCCGCAGGCAATACGGCCCAGCAGAGGGAGCTTTTCCGTCTCCGGCAGGGGAGACAGGTTGGGGGCAGACAGGGGATCGCGGCACTTGGTGGTAGAACGGCCATAGAGATAGTCCATATCCACGTTGAAATAGTCGGAGATGGACTCCATCATTTCCAGACCAGGCTCACGCTCGCCACGCTCGTACATGTTGACAGAGCTTTTGGAAATGCCCAGCTGGGTAGCCAGTTCGGCCTGAGTCAGGCCCTTTTCTTTTCTAAGAAATCGCAAACGCTCATGAAAATTCGGCATTTAGACAACCTCCTTCCTATCCATTAGAGCACAAAAGGTATTTCAAGTCAAGGTGGAATAGTGCACAAAAAGTGAAAAGCAGTTTTGGGCACTTTTCGTGATTGGAACCGGTTGACAAAACGCACGGATAGTGATATATTGAAAGCACGCACAAAACGTGCACTTTGTTGGGAAGGAGGGGGAAGCGGCTTGAACATCGGACAGCGGCTGAGAACGCTCAGGGGAGACGAAAGTCTGGAAAGTGTGGCAAAATCCCTTGGCATTTCTCAAAAATCTCTGGAAGATTACGAGGCGGGACGTAGAATCCCCAGGGACGAGGTCAAAATGCGGCTGGCAAGTCACTATGGCCAATCTGCAATGGCTCTTTTTTTTCAAGAGGGAGAGCACTAAAAGTACTTTATTTCGACGGGTTTCCGGGAGAAAAAACGGGAACAGACAGAAACCTACAGGAGGTGAGAAACATGCGGGACCATCCGGTGGTCGAAAATCTGGAGCAGACAGGTTTTCCTGACGGAAAAATGCCACTGCGGCTTTACTGCCCGGTCTGCGGGGAGGAGTGCGAGAGCTACTACATAGACGAGTCCGACATGATCTGGGGCTGCGAATGCTGCCTTCAGACCGTATCGGCGGCAGAGTACGATGAAATCTAAAGGAGAATAGGATATGGAACGCAAGAATCGACCTACGGACGAGGAACTCCAGGAAATGATACAGGAGTTTGGCCAGGAGTCCACCATGGTATTTTGCGCCATGAATGGCTGGCTGCACACCAGAAAGGCCGACCAGGAGGCACTGCGGCAGATCCACGGAGGGCCCCGGGATGGAGACCTGGAGGATCAGCTGCTGATCGCGGCATGGTATCTCAGCAAATATCGGGAGCTGGTCAGGGTGTGCGCCAGGTGAGAAGCAAAAAGGAGCGAAGTGCGGGCAATGGCAGAAGCAAAGCGCAAATCAGAAAAGGAAGACCTTGAGAAATGGCTAAGAAGCTGGAAAAAGTCGGCTAGGCGGGCTTTGGATGGAAAGCTGGGGGAGGAGGAAGCCGGTCCGGTCCGTGAGATTTTGGGGCTGCCAGGGCGTGCAGTGGTGACCCAGCGAGATGCCATTTTTGCAACGGCTGTGGAGCTTGCCAAGCAGGGGAAAAAGGAGTGGGCGGTATTTTTGCGGGATACTGCCCAGGAGGAACTGAAGGAGCCCACAGCGGAGGAAGAAGCGATCCGGCTGCCGGAGCTGGGCGCTATGACAGAAAAGGAGCTACAGTCTCTGGCAAAAAAGCTGCGAAAAGCACAGAAGGAGGAAGCAAAATGAGCGAGGATGGTTACAGCCGGGTGCTGGAGGAGCTGGTGAGCCGGGAACTGGCTCGGCGGAGCTACGTGGAGTATCTCAGCTATATCTACGGGAAGACCTGGAAAAGGACGAGATTTTCGGGCTTCGTGGGGGAGAAGGTCCAGAAATTTCTGGAGGCGGACACAGGCCACGCCTACGACATCCTGATCCTGGAGTCGCCGCCCCAGCACGGAAAGTCCAAGACCGTTACCGAGGCGCTGCCCTCCTGGTATCTGGGGAAGCATCCGGAGAAACGGGTCATTACCGTCAGCTACAACGAGGATACGGCGGGAAGATTCCTGCGGGCCAACAAGGACAAGATCAAGGAGCATGGACAGCAGCTCTTTGGGGTCTCCATGGGAAAGGTGGACCGGGCGGACCGGTTTGAGCTGAAAGAGGGCGGCTCCATGATCTCCAGAGGCATTATGGCGGGCCTGACCGGCAACCCGGCGGACCTGATGATTATTGACGACCCCATCAAGAACCGCCAGGAGGCGGATTCCGAGACCACAAGGGACAGCATTTGGGCAGAATGGCTCAGCTCCATGAAGTCGAGACTTTCGGCGGGGGCCAAGGTCATTCTGATTATGACACCCTGGCACGAGGACGACCTGCGGGCCAGAATTCTCAGTACGGAACAGTATGTGACCCACATTCGGCTGCCGGTGGAGGCAGAGGAGGGAGACCCCATGGGAAGACGGCCCGGAGATCCCCTTTGCCCGGAGATCGGCAAGGGGAAAGGGTGGCTCAGGCAGTTCAAGCGCTCCTACTTGCAGGATGCACGGGGCGGAAGCCGAGCCTGGAGCGCCCTGTACATGTGCGCGCCGGTGACCGAGGGGGGAAATCTGGTCCGGAGGAGCTGGTGGCAGTACTATCAGCCGGAGCAGACACCGGACTTCGGGACGGAGTGTATCAGCGTGGACGCGGCCTTTAAGGGTGAGGAAAACAGCGACTACGTGTCCATTCAGGTCTGGGGCAAGCGGGGAAACGACTACTATCTCCGGTACTGCTGCAATGAACACCTGGACTTTCCGGCCACCGTCCGGCGGCTGTGGGCGGTACGGGGACAGTTTCCACAGGTAAGCCGGGTGTACATTGAGGACAAGGCCAACGGCAGCGCCATTATCCAGACCCTACAGCGGGACATGGTGGGGGTGATCCCCGTGGAGCCTCTGGGCGGCAAGGTGGCAAGGGTAAATGCGGTATCGCCTGCCATTGAGACAGGCCACGTGTTCCTGCCAAGAGGGGCAGAATGGCTGGAGGACTATCTGAGGCAGTGGTCGGAATTTCCCGCGGGAAAGCACGACGATATGGTGGATGCCAGCAGCCAGGCCCTTTCCAAGCTGCTGTATGCCTACGGAGGTACTGAGCTGCCGAAAAAGCCGGAGAGAGCGCCGGAGGAGGCATTTTTGTCGGCGGGGTGCTATGACCCCTATGGACTCTATGGAGATACATTTGAGGAGGGACTATGGAGCTATTGATGGGAATGACAGGGGCACTGCTGATCCTGGGGGGCTTTTTCCTGGGGCTGGGCCTGGGGAGAGGGACCCGGGACGAGAAGAAAGAAGGCTGCCGGGAAAGCCGCAGTGCCGAGGAGATCGCAAGGGAGCGCAGACGCATGATCGAGGAACAGGAGGCGTTCCGGCAGCAGATGGAGTATAACGCGGATGTGGCCTACGGGATGAGCGGGAATGAGGAGCTATATAAGTGAGGCTTTTTGGCGGAGAAGCCGACTGAGAATTGGCTAGGGGATTAGAAGTTTGCCAGATGTTATTCAGTGGCTTCGACTACCAAATTAGCATGTCATCCTGAGGAGCGAAGCGACGTGAGGATCCGTTTTCCTCGTCCTTTTTACACCGACTTCCGACTTGTTCGGCACTGCCATAAGGAGAAACGGATTCTCACACCAGTGACATCGGTCACTGGTTCAGAATGACAGTGGTAGTCGATACTCTACTCCACTGAACGGTTGCTTACAAAATCGTTACTGCCCAAATCAATCCTCAGTCGGCGCTGAGGCGCCGCCAGCTCCTTCTCCAAGGAGCCTACCCGCTGGGTTGGGGACGGGGGAGAAGAAAAGAATAAAGAATAGAGAAGAAAGAAGAAAGAATAAATGACGAAAGGAGGATTGAGGCTTGATTAGAAACAATAAGGAATAAATGACGAAAGGAGGATTGAGGCTTGATTAGAAACAATAAGGACCAGAGGACCAGGGCGTTTCAGCTCTACGAGGAGGGGCGGCGGTACAACAGCAGCCTCACACCCAGCTACTACACCATGGTGGACACCAACACGGAGTTCTACGCCGGGAACCAGTGGGTGCATCTGCCCCAGACACCGGCTATGTCCAGGCTGCCAAAGCCCAGCTTCAACATCATCAAGCGGGTGACCAATGTACTGGTGTCCCAGGTGACCAGCGGCGGCATCAGCGTGAATCTGGAGCCCCTAAGCTACTACGACGGTGGGGCCGGAGACCCAAGCGGCAGCAGTACCACGGAGTTTGCTCAGGCAGAGGTCAACAACCTCTTAGAGAAACTGAAGATCGAGTACCGCATCCGGGATGCCCTGTTTGACGGAGCACAGACTGGAGATTACTGCGCACACTTCTACTGGGATGCGAACGCGCTGCCCTATGGGGGCGCATCGGGGGGCTACCGGGGAGAGATCAAAATGGAACTGGTGGACGGGGTCAACGTCATGTTCGGAAACCCGAACGTTGCCGATGCCCAGGCACAGCCCTATATCCTGTTGATCGGCCGGGACACGGTACAGGG